AGCCAAAACTGTCAAGTAAATATTGCTCGACGTTGCGCTTGCTGCACTGCGGATGCCCGCACGATCCCGGCTCGTGCTGCATGTGCTCCAGCGCATCGGCCTGCCCGTCGCGGCAAGCCTGCACCTCGGGTGATACGCTATCCATATTGCGCGAAAGCCTCCTGTGCTTTCCGTTCCCTCCCGCTCCGTCACGTCGCCAAACAAGCCGGGGCGGGAGGCTGCTATTTCTATTTAGTCCATCGACGCAGTTTCGACATCGGCGGATGGGTCGTCCTCAAACATCGAAGCCTGAAGTATGTCGTCCCATCCGTACGCCGCTACGCGCTCTACATTCTTCACCGCTTGCGCGAAATACGATGGCTTCAACTCGCATCCGATAGCCCGTCGTCCATTCGCCAGAGCTCCGCAGACCTCAGACCCGACGCCCATGAATGGAGTTGCTACAACCTCGCCGGGATTCGACCAGAGGACGCACGCGCGCTCGATCACGTCGAGTTGTAGCGGGTGGAGATGCTTCTCGTCCTCTTCCTCGCGCGACTCCTCATATGGAAGAACGCCCTTTGCTTTGGTTCCGGTGTTGCCGCGAATGTCATCCCACACACTTGATGCGTATTGACGCCATATCCAGTGCGAATAGCGGTTCTCAATCTGATTCCCCTTCCATCCTCGATAGCGCATCAGATCCTTCGGGATCTGGCGTTCGCCTGCATACCGCATCAGCCCATTGGAGTGTGTGACAGGAATCTTGTTCTCTCCCTTGCGCCTGAAGATGAGCAGGTAATCGGCCCCGGCTACGGCACAGTTACACGAGTCATCGACTATCGTCTTGTGTGCAAGGTGCTTTGTCATCGTGCGCAAACGCACCGCCAGAGGCTCTTTCCATATGGTGATGCGAGGCGATGCCTGCCTGAACCCACATCGCTCATGGAGTTCGATGATGTCGCCGGGGAAGTCCGTATACGAATCACCCTTGCCTGTATTGCTGTTCGGAACATCCATACAATGTACGACCGAAATGCGTCCCGGCTTAGTCAGACGGAACAACTGCCGGACGATGTACTCGTAATGGTCGAAAAACTCTTTGTATGTTCTTGAGTTTGACAGGTCGCGATCATCGGAACTGTAATGATATAGTGCTCCGCCGCCCTCAGTCGCGAATGGTGGACTGTAAATGGAAAGGTCCACGCTACCCTCTGGAAGTCCCGCCAGGACCGCACACGAGTCGCCATTGTAGATTGCGTATTTGCCGGTGATTCTCTGATCCATTACAGCCATGCAGGTGACTCCATTTCCTCAGTGAACTTGTACCCTGAATCAATTTTCATCGCTTCGTTCATGTGCCCGACAAGCATAGTAAACATGCGGTCAGCCTGCTTTGCCTTGCGCGCCATATTTTCCTTGATGCCTGCCTGCCCCTCGGTCGAGATGATGTCGTTCACGACCGGGTACTTCTGTCCAAACCTCCAGCACCTCCGGACCCCCTGATAATGCTGCTCGTAGCTGTGGTCCGCAAACTCAACCACGTGGGCGCAATGCTGCCAGTTCAGCCCCCATGCGGCTATTTTGTGCTTTGAGATAATGCCGCGGGACTGCCCGGTGCGGAACGCTTCGTACTTTTCTTCCTTCTCGTCATCCGAGTCGGAGCCGGACACCTGAACAGCATCCGGTATCAACTTCTCAAGTAAGTCACCCTCTGGGTTCAGTTGGCACCAGACAACGAACGGCTTCCCGGTATTCGAAACCAGACTGGCAGCTTTCTCACACCGTTCCGGGATCGTTCGCCTTCGCTCTTCCAGTTCCTCTTGGCGATTTTTCGCCGGAAGTGCGAACAGCATGCCATCGGCTAGCGTGCGAGTTTCAACTATATGCTCGCGCTCGATCAGTTCAGGGAGGATGAGCAGACCGTCATCGTATCCGAGATCTGACGGGCGACGGCAGGCCCGCGCGAACCCACAAATGAATTTCATGAACGGGATTTCAGCGTGCCCTTTGAATCGCCATCCTCCCCCGGTCCCGTCTTTTTTCCGCTTTAGGTCGGTAGTGTTGGCATCATTCTTGAAGAAACGATTTAGCATCTCAATCTGTCCCATGACGCCGAGTGCTTCACTGGTTGTGCCAAGTTCGATGTAATCGTTGGGGGCTGGAGTTGCGGTCGCAAGCAGACGATATGGGATCGTGCGAAGGAACTCTGTCACCTGCGCCCGCAGTACGCCATCCAGCGCTTTGATCGCGCTCGACTCGTCGCACACGCACCATCCGAAATCGCTCGGGTTGAACAGGTGCAATTTGTCGTAGTTGGTGACCCATATGGTCGCCGGTCCTGAAACCTTGCCAGTATTGTTGCGCTTGATCTCGATGCCGAACTTTTCTCCCTCGGTGACAAACTGACCAGCAACAGCAAGCGGGGTAAGGATTAACCCGTGCTTGTTGGTGTGGCGTTTGCAGTTCTCAGCCCAGACCGACTCGATCAGAGTTTTCCCCATGCCACAGTCAGCAAAGTCCGCGCTACGACCCGACCATAAATTGAACTCGCACAGGTGTTGCTGAAAGTCGAACATGCTAGATGGCATCCATATCGGAGCGAACCCCTGCTTTGCCCCGTACTGCGCCTTCGACCGCAGAAATGAATCGTAATCCATGCTGTCTATCGTATTGCTCACCGCGTCGCCTCCCGATCCATCGCCTCAAGCGCCTCGCGATCCCGCGGGCTGCCCGCCGCGATAATCGTGCTTCGTGCGATGCGCCGCTGTAGCTCCGATGCCGTGCGCCATGCCGCGAGGATGGCCCGTGCGCCCTCGATGCGGCGCTCCTCATCGCGGGTCATGCTGCGAAGTTTGTCAGCCACGCTGACTCCCTACGCGATCCAGCGGCATGCTGGCCGTGAGCCGTATATCCACTTCGCCGCGGTCCCGCATCACGAGCACCGTAGGCTCACCGCGTAGCGCGATACCGGAGCCGCTGAGCGCATCGGCAAGCATGGCGCATACGCGATCCTGCGTGGCGGCATCTTCGGCCCGTTCGCGTTGCCGGGTTTCTTCGGCTGAAGGTTTGGGTATGCGGCTCATTTCCCCTCCACGCGGGCCAGAACGTCGCGGGACTGCTTCAGTGCCTTACGCCCCCACGGAGAGTCCGGGTGCGTCTGGTTCGCCAACTGCTCTACCATCCCACCTAACGCATCAATCAACTCCGGTAGCCCCGTCTCGGCGTCGATGATGGCGGCTGCGCTTTCAAACGCCATCGATTGTTCCCGCATCCAGTGCGTATGAGCCTGATCAAGTAAGCGCTCAGCCGCCCGCATTGCCGCTGCCGTGGGTTTCTCGTCAATAGCGGTCATACGAATTCTCCACTTCGCGGAACAGGCGCTTAAGTTTTTGGATCTCTGGCTTGTTGTACAGCCGATTGATATGGCCGCACTTGCAACGCCACTGTCCCTCTCCTTCGTTCCAGTAATCGCCGCCAGTACATCCGTGTGGATGCACGTACCAGTGCGTTTGAATATATGTCAGATCGCGAACCCAGAACTGCAAGCCACAATCACGACGACCGCACTCGACGGTAGTCATCGACAGCAAATCGTCCCGCTCCCGCTCAAGAGAGGTAATGGCCCTTTGATGTTCCCTTATTGCGCTCTCTACTAGCATGAGCGCATCGTTGGGTTGCTTCGTTTCGCTCAATTTCGCTTCTCCTCCTGCGCTGCGTAATCCTCCTTCGGTCCAGCCCACACCATGGCCGTACCGCCAGCCGGGTCAGGCACGTAGCCGCGATTTGCGAGATAAGCCGCAGCCGCGTTGGCGTGCTCCGTTGCGCGTGGTCCCATGCGGCGTAGATCTTCGTCGCTCATGCTGATCCCCTGATATCCTGCTCGGCAGCTTCACAGAAGAATCCACATGAAATTGATGGTTCCTTTGCTGCTTCATCAACCACCAAGGGAAGCTCTGCGAGAGACATTCGCTCTCCCTTTCGTGGACCGCTACGGAAGCTGAGAAAATAGGCTCCCGGCCCAATGCTTTCTTGTATCTTCTGGACTTGGCGGAACCTTTCAGGGAAGTGCTGACGTATACGCTGCCAGTATCGCTGTCCACCCTTTGGACATCCAATGCAATTTGCGTTGTCGAATCCAAGCCGATACATTTCAGGGAGGCGCAATCCCGCCCGACTGATGATCGCGAGACAGTCATCGTGAGATAGGCCCTTGTCAATCAAGGGAGCTATTGCCCACAGTTGTGGGTTGAAATCCAGCCAATCCTCGAACCGATCTTTTTCTTCTACCGTGTAGCCGAGGACGTGCACATCACCTATCTGCGTGATTGGCTCTAGTAGGTCACGTTTTAGCGCCTTTGAGCAAGGCGCTCCGCGGCGACTCTTCATAAACCGTTTTCTCCGCCATACTTCGTCGGTCGAGGCGTTATATTTTTCATCGCGCACGACCACTATTGGCATGCCTAACCATCGCTCGCAATCAGCGAGGAATCTCCTGTTGTCCGCGTGCTCCTCCTGGAGAAACGCATTCACGATAACGACGCGGTCTGCCCCGTGCTCCGCGATGGTCAGTTTTGTCGCTACCGCAGATGCTGCACCGCAGGAGAAATGTGCGATATACCTCGCAGCCTCCGATTGCCACGTTTTGCTCATGCATTGATCCCCATCGACACGCGAACCACCTGCTCGACCGCATCACTGATGTCGTTCGCTATGCACACCTGTCCAGCCCAGTTCTCGTGCCAGCGGGTCTGATCGGATGTGAGTTTTTGCTTGCTCGGAACCTTCTCGCCATCCTTGATTTCTACGAGCACATTGACGCCACGAAAGCCCACCAGCGTGTCCGGGCACCCCTTACCAACCGCAGATAGCACCTGCACGCTCGCTCCTATCTGGCGGAATGCCTTGACGATTTCGGCCTGATTCCGGTCGGTTCGTGCGGCTTTCCTCATGCCGCCACCTGAAAGATGAGCGCAAGCCCGAGCACGACCGAAAGGCCGGCGAACGCCAGAGCCAG